TCGCGTGGGGCGCTTTCTGATTACGCTTTTGACGTAGCTCAGGAAGTGACGTTTACCCGTCGTGGAGAGCGCAATCCTTTGACAGGGAAAGCGTCCGTACAGTTATTCTTAGAGCGGGCCGCTAGCAACCACCCGGGCCTTCGTTTGGTCGTCCCGTTTGTGACAACACCGATGAACATCTTGAAGATGGTCGGGCAGTACACTTACGGCGCGGCTGTTTACGGTACTGGTCTTGAAAAGATTCCGTTCCTAGGCGCTGAAAAACTCAGGCTTGCTAGAGAGTTGGCGTCTGGCGATCCAATGGTTGAAGCCGCCGCCCGTGGCAAGATTTACGTTGGCTTGGGCTTGTCTTCCACGGCTGTTATGGCCGCTATTTCTGGCACGATTACTGGCGGTGGCCCTGCCGATGAAAACGAGAAAAAGATTAAGATGCAAACCGGGTGGCGTCCTTACAGCATTAAAGTTGGGGATCAGTACATCTCTTACCAACGCCTCGACCCGTTTGCTTCCTTCCTTGGGCTGGCGGCTGATCTTGCCGAGCGATCCATGGCTTTAAAGGCACAGGACGAAAACGCCCTTCAAACTTCAATGGCCGCAATGGCCGTGGCTATCTCAAGAAACATTACCAACAAATCCTACCTTGCGGGTATCGAGCAGATTACTGACGCCCTTTCTCAGCCTGAGCGCTTTGCTCCTCGGCTCTTGCAGAACAGGCTTGGCTCCTACATTCCTTCCGCCGTGTCGCAAGCCGTCGGAAGCTTTGGGGACGACCCCTATATGCGCGAAGCTAGGGGATGGTTTGACACGGTGTTTCGTAGATTGCCCGGCGCTTCGCGTACCGTAGACCCGACAAGAAACATTCTTGGTGAAAAAGTCGAGCGCACGGGCATCGCCCCGGGAATTGACTACGTAAACCCGATTGTTGTCAGTAGCTACAAGAAGGATAAAATCATGGACGAAATCGCGTCCCTTGAGCACGGATTTACCCTGCCTCGCCCAATCCAAGACGGAGGGCTTGACCTAACTCAATACGAGAACAACAAGGGGCAAACGGCTTATGACCGATGGCTTGAGCTACAGTCTGAGATTAGGATCAACGGACGAACCCTTCGTCAGGCATTAGACAAGCTTATAGCTAACGGACGATACCAAAAACTTAGCTCTGAGCTTATTGACGATTTTGACTCGCCTCGCACTAAGGAAATAAGAAAAGTTCTTAGTACTTATCGTGCAAGGGCTAAGGAAACAATGCTTCGCGAGTTTCCAGACGTAAACCAGCAAGTTAACACAACAACTAGAGTTAAATTAGCCCTTAGACGTGGTCAGAGCGTAGAAGAACTCTTGTCACAGTTAAAGCAATAGTGTAAAAGGACACTACGTAATTTTATGCCGAATACCTACATTGATTATGAAGCTCCCGTAGCTAACTATACGTTCACTTTTCCGTACCTAGACGTGTCTCACGTTAAGGTGTTTGTGGATGACGTAGCTAAAGTTCAGGGCACTCACTACACGGTTTCCACTAATCCAACTCGCGTTGTCTTTACTGCTGGAAACACCCCGGCTAATGGGGCGATTGTTCGCATTCGTCGTGTTACTTTCAAGGATTCAGCCTTAGTGGATTTTGTTAACGGATCGACGTTGCTCGAATCTGATTTAGATACAGCCGTTAGGCAGACGCTTTATATCAATCAGGAGACTACTGAACTTAACGACACGGCTCTTCAAATCGGCGCTGGAACTTCAGACTTTTACGCTCAGGACAAAAAGATAACCCACCTTGCTACGCCTACTCAAGCCAACGAAGCTACTAATAAATCTTACGTTGACAGTACTACTGTAAGCGTCACCGGGGACACTATGACGGGCCCCTTGGCAATGTCTAATAACAAGATTACTGGATTGGGAACGCCAACGGCGGCTAGTGATGCTTCAACCAAGGACTACGTAGACACTACTGACACGTTGAAACTAAATAAAGCTGGTGACACCATGTCAGGTAATCTGGCTATGGGCGGAAACCGAGTAACTGGTCTGGCCGAACCAGTTTTGGCGCAAGATGCGGCAACTTTAGCATCTGTGAATCAAGCCGTGTCTAATGCCGTTATTTTTGGCACTACAAATCCCCCTTCTGTTTTCTCTTTTGTAGGGAACGGAAATTCTCAATTTACTTTAGAAGTATCAGGCCCTTCTTCTATTTTAACATCTTCTTCATATTTAGTTTCAATAGATGGAGTAGTACAAAAACCAGACACAGATTTTTCAATAATTCTAGCAACTACTAATTTAGATATTTTGTTTTCAGAGCCTCCCCCCACAGGGTCTTCGATTGTTGTGCAATGTGTTGGATTTAAAGTGCCAGTCGGTGATTCGCAAATTCCTCCGCTTTCCATAACTGCTGGAAAACTAGCCGCAGATTCGGTGACAAGTGTTAAAATTTTAAATGGAGAAATAACCTCTAATAAATTAGCTTCAACTATAGATTTTACAGGAAAAACAGTTAACGGGCTGACTAAATCAACTGTTGGGTTAGCGAATGTTCAAAACCTTGACCAAACAAACGCAGATAACATTTCTTCTGGTACGTTAAATGCAGATAGACTCCCTAATTCTCCTGTTTTAAGTAGAGCAATAAATCCTAGGTTTGTTGAGACTTTTTCTATTGATAACAAAGGTCGCATTGTATCAGTTACTAATTCGACGGGCTCTAGGTGGCAGAACGCTTATGCGGTACTTTCTTTAGGCGCTGTGTCTGGTTGGGGAAGACAAACCGCTCCAATAACTCAATACTCAACGTACGGTACTTGGCAACAAATAGGAGCGTCAAACGGTTGGAGTGTTGTTACAAATAATGGAGCTTCTAGTAGCAACGGATTTGTTACTACAGGAGGTTTTTCAAGCGGAACGTACATTGCTCCTGCAACAGGAACTTATAAAATAACCTTACAAGGTCTAATTTTAGGGGCTGGTAGCGGTTACTGCCAGCTTGGACTAGGGGCTACAACAGCAAATGTGGCATTTTACAGTTACCAAAATTTTCTTGGCTACCAATTTCACACTCTTGTTGGATTTTTTGGAATGTTTGGCGGTTCTAGCTCAATATCCCCTTTTATGTTTATTTCAGGAGGGTCTTGGTTTACACACACAAGTGCGTACACAACAATGTTTGTAGAAAGATTAGATTAAAAAGGATTTATGCCTCTAACAAAAGTAACTCAACCAATGACTGACGGACTGACTCGCGTTAGCTCTACTCCCCCACAAGACGTTACTGGCTTAATACAAGCCCAGTTTGTTGTTCCAACGTGGGCCAAAAAAACAACTATTCTTTTTTCTGGTGTTTCAAGCGTTAGCGGCGGAGGTTTGTTAGTTCAGGTGGGCAACGATCTAACAAATTACGAAACAAATGGTTATTTGGGCTCAACTTCCCTTAATTTAAATGGAAGCTTGCCTTCAGTTGCTCAAAGTGTTTCTTACGGTTTTTCTATTACAACTTCGATGGCTCCCGCTACAACTGTTCACGGAACGTTCAGTCTTTACAAAATGGGTGCGGGTCTTCGTTATGCGGCTTCTAGTTTGTTGGCTCCCAGCGACGTGGCCGCTACATATAGTTTTGCTGGATCAAAAGTTGCGGCTCAATACGATGTGACAAAAATTAAAGCGACTTTTGCTACTTCGGACGTATTTGACGCTGGTTTTATAAGCGCAATTTTTGAAGGATAATGTAGGCCATGTCGGAAGATACAAACCGCTCCCTTGGTCGGCTTGAAGGAAAACTAGATCAGGTTCTACAAAACCAAGAAGATTTTCGCAAAAAGTTTGAGAAGCACGACGAGCGGTTGCGCCATCTTGAAGGACAAAGCATGAAGGCGCTTGGAGTTATTACCGGGATTACTGTTGGGTTTAATCTTGTTATTGAAGGGCTAAAGCACAAAATCTTTGGCGGGCCATAATGTCCGCTTCTGATAAAGCCAAAGAATCACTTGCTAAACTCCATGATGCGGTGGCTGAAGAGCTTTTATCACGCATTACAAGTGGTGATGCAACTCCCGCAGACTTATCAGTCGCAGTCAAATTCCTCAAAGACAATGATATTACTGCGGCCCTTGATAAAGGTGCTCCTGTTTTTAATCTTGCTATGGCTCTTCCGTTTGCCGAGCCCCGAGATGCCCTTGAAATCAAAGGAACAGCAATAAAGGAAGCGGTAGCTCTACCGTTTAATTCAAATGCCCCTAGGTCGTGATATTGGCGCAAACCTTCGTCAGCTTCGAATTGAAAACAGGCGCAAGCCTTTTCGCAAACGAAGAAGCAGAAAGCAAATGCTTGCCATTGCCTTGTCAGCCTCTAGACGGTTTAGAATAGAAAAACCCGGAAAATAATATGGCTTACCAAAGACAGTATCTTCAACAGACTCAGGCTAAAACTTATAGCCCCGGATACGTACCTACTCCCGGCCAAGCAGACTCGTACGATTATTCTAAAAAAATCACTACCGAGTTTGGGCGTGTCTTTACTGGATGGAAGGGCCACCCCGGGGCTAGAGAATTAGGAAATTACTACGGTTACGCCGCTCGGGACGGAAAAAACAAGGCTTGGGATTACAATGAGTATTGGGCCGCTGGAAACGATTTATACGGAAGAAATGTAAGCTATGCGCTTAAGGCTCCAACAGTAGCAGGGACCTCACAATCGGCATTGCGAAGAGGTGAAATGGCTGGTGGTGATCTCAGGCTTTCACAGTCTCTAGGAAAACGCCGTCTTCGTATTGAGCCAACGGAGCTAGGACAAATGCCGGGCAAGGATTTACCTCCTCCCGGTGCTGACAGCTACGACCCATTTAGCGCTAGCGAAGCTGAAGGACTTGCTGGACTTCGCAAAAAGCGCGGTGGGCAGATAGATTTAAGCATTAACGCTTCCAACGCCGCTACAGGAATTAACACTTTGTGAGCAAAGACCGGGACTACGCAAAAGAATACCGCGAGTACCAAGGCACGCCAAAGCAATTAAAGGCGCAAGCCGCCCGCCACAGGGCCCGTAGGCTAATGATTAAGAAGCACGGAAAGGCCGCTGTTAAGGGCAAGGACATCGATCATAAAGACGGCAACCCGCATAACAACGGCTACCACAACCTCCGCATTCGCTCGATCCGAGCCAATCGCGGAGACAAGCGCTAAATACCCTTTGACTGCTCCCGGGTACGTGGGGCTAAATTACTAGATGCAATTAGACCCCCGGTTACGGGACTTTAGAAACTTTTTGTTCTTGGTGTGGAAGCACCTTAACCTTCCCGATCCTACGCCCATCCAATACGACATTGCGGAGCGCCTAGGAGGCGGACCTGACCGTCAAATTATTGAGGCTTTCCGGGGTATTGGCAAAAGCTGGATCACGTCTGCCTTTGTATGCCACAAGCTATTATTTGACCCCACCATTAACGTTTTGGTGGTTTCGGCGTCCAAAAACCGTGCTAGCGATTTTACCACATTTACCCTTCGGCTAATCAACGAAATCCCGATCCTTCAGCACCTACGTCCCCGGGAGGAACAGCGTAACTCCAAAGAAAGCTTTGACGTTGGGCCCGCCCCTGCATCCCACGCCCCGTCGGTAAAGTCAGTCGGAATCACGGGGCAAATCACCGGGAGCCGAGCCGACCTGATCATTGCCGACGATATTGAGACTTCAGGTAACTCCCAAACCGAGCTTATGCGAATTAAGCTGTCTGAAGCAGTTAAGGAGTTTGATGCCGTGGTAAAGCCCAAGGGCCGCATTGTGTTCCTAGGCACGCCACAAACTGAAAACTCAATTTACGAAAAGCTAGAGCGTCGCGGTTACACCGCCCGCATATGGCCTGTCCGCACGCCAACCGAAGAGCAACGTGTACGTTATGGCGTACGTCTGGCTCCCTTTGTGGCCCAAAACAACGCAACGGCTGGTAGTTCAACTGAGCCTACACGCTTTACCGAGGAAGACCTTATGTTCCGCGAGGCGTCCTACGGGCGCTCTGGTTTTGCCCTTCAGTTCATGCTGGACCCACGGATCAGCGACCAAGACCGCTATCCGCTTAAGATTAACGACCTTGTGGTCATGGCGCTGGACAACAAGCGCGGGCCATCGTTTGTGGTGTGGTGCAACGACCCGGCTAGGCGTCTTAACGACATCCCCAACGTTGGTTTTGACGGCGACGCCTACCACGGCCCCATGCAAACCTCAGACACCTTTGCCGAGTATCAGGGGACGGTTATGGCTATTGACCCGTCAGGAAGGGGAAAAGACGAGACTGCCTACGCCATTGTGAAGTGTCTTCACGGCCAACTGTTTCTTACCGACATCGGAGGCTTTCGCTCAGGCTACGACAAAAACACGTTGGAGGCGTTGGCCAAGTCCGCCAAGGAACACGACGTCAACTACGTAATCTACGAGGCCAACTTTGGCGACGGTATGTTTGGCGAGCTTTTAAAGCCCGTGTTTGGCCGTATCCACCCGTGCACCATTGAGGAGGTAAAGCACAGCCTACAAAAGGAAAAGCGGATTATTGACACGCTTGAGCCCGTGCTGAACCAACACCGACTGATTGTAGACCCCCGGGTAATTGAAAAGGATTACAAATCTATTGGGGACGAGCTTGGGGAAACTGCGGAACGCTACAGGCTCTTTTATCAGCTACCCCGGATTACACGGGACAAGGGAGCCTTAGCCCACGACGACAGGCTCGACGCCCTTTCTATTGCCGTAGCCTATTGGGTGGAAGCCATGGCCCGGGACATCCAACAGGCCCACCGGGACCACAAAGACGAGCTTCTTCAGATCGAACTCGACAAGTTTATGGAACACGCTATTGGTAGGAAAAAAGATAAACCGTCATGGATACTCGCGTAAATACCAACCGCTACACCCTTTTTGAGGACCCTAGGTCTACCTTTAAGCTACCCTCCAAAAGGCTAACTCCTCAATCCCAAGCACCCCAAAAATCGCCTCAGGAGCCCGTTGTAGGGGCTTTTGGCGCTGTGGAGGGTGGGGATAGCGGATACGCTACAAACGCCCCTTCTAGGGCCACTACAGCTTCAAATTTGCCCAGTTTAACAAAGGGGGAATTGAGGCTCGATTTGAGCTCCCTCAATCTCCCCTCACCTCGTCTATCCGTAACCCCCGGGACTACCCCGGAAGGAACAAACCAAGCCACCGTAAGGCTGGACCTAGAAAGAACCATGAG